TACCGGCGGTGGATGTGCCATCTGCGCTGGTGACGCCTGCTGCCGCTATGGCACTGGCGGTGATGCTCGCTGCTGTGCTGGCTCCATCTGCTTGTGTAACTGCTGCCGCTGCCGTTGCGCTGGCTGCGATGCTGGCCGCTGTGCTTGTTCCGCTTGCCTGGGTTGGCGTGGTCGCCGCCGTTGCCGAGCCACCTAACGATCCGGCAGTGCTGGTGCCGTCCGCTTGGGTGATTGTTGAGTCGCCACCCGCAGCAACAGGCACCCAGATGCGGCTGGAGTCTGGTGCAAATAGCTGCCAGGGGTTTGCGCTGATACTTTTTAGCTCGGCATCCGACAGAGCGCGATCCCAAGCGAGCGCCAAATAAACTTCTGTATTTGTTCCTGCACCACCCGGTTGAGTCCCAATCCCCCAACTTGCCGCCGCTGAAAAAGCAGCGGTACTAGCGGACCCGATCTTCTGTGAATTAAGCCATGTACTATGGTTCCCACTGACACCTGCTACGGCATAGACAAACGGGCTTAACAGCGTCCCCGCTGGTATTGCAAAGGCCGAGACATACCGTGCCCCAGAAAAACCGCCAGAATATATTTTATTGTCACTGTAGCTTGTGAACTCATTACCGCCGCCAGAGCTAACATCAAAAGCAATATTAGCTGTTGATTCTGCGAGGTTTCGAGCTACAACCAATACCGTCGCTTGAGATAGCCCAGTTGGCGGTGCCCATGTAACTGCTCTTGACGGGTAAGCCAACCGATTCACGCCAGCACGACCAACACCAGTCGCTAAGATAGCGTAGGCGGACGATAGAGGGTATGTTTGTTTAGCTAAGTTGGCAAAATTAGTTTGCGGAAGATACGCAAGCATTAGGCCGCGTGAAAGCGGATTATTGCGATCAATCTGCGCCCCACTCTGCGGCTGGCTATATCTTTTAGCCATAGTGCCTCAAATCGTCGTCAATTCCTGCCCGTAGGCTTCGGCAGTGATCGCGTTCGTTGCGCCATTTGTCACTGTGATGTTGCAAAACATCGCACTCGCCGGTATCTCGCACACGATGTGATTGACGCTATTGGCCACCGTGTCGCCGGTTGCCGTGTAAAGCGTTCGTTTCGTGCCAGTGGACTCGCCCACGTAAAACACCACCGTCGGCACAGTGGTTGGGGCTGATGCGCCATTCGTTAGCTTGACGCATGCAAGACCACCGTAAGCAGTGGACATATTCCATTCCGTTGCGTTGCGCGCTGTAGCCGCTGCTAAAGATGCCGATGCATCGAGCGTTTTCGATGTTTTGGTTGCCGCCATGATTAACCACCAATCCAGGTGCCATCGTCACTGACGAGAGCTTGATTTACTTGCAAAGCAGTCACAGGGTCAGGATCAAATCCCAACGCACAGAGCGCATCAGCTTGGGGCTGTGCCAGCACGCCCATGGGCACAAGTGCTTGCACTGTCGCCTGCACCAGTGGAGAGCCCACAGTAAGCCTCCCCTGTTCGACCAAAGGCTTCACGTAACGAAAATCAGGCACGGTGTTGATGACGTCAAGCAACGCATTGCCTACGGTCAGGCCCAACACTTCAAGAATCGTGCCGTTGCCAATCTCTTTGGCGTTGGGCTTGGTGCGGCCAGCGCTCACGGCTGCCGCAATGGCCTCAAAGTCGCGCGATGCGAGCAGGGCTGCATCACACTTGGCCTGGATTTCTGCGAGTAGCGTCACGGCTTAGTCCTCAGTGACCACAGTGCCAGCGGTGAGCGACGGCGTGACGCCGTTGCCGCAGACGATGTTGGGAGAAATCGCGCCCTTGTAGAGCAACTTGCCAGTGCCGGATGACGATGCGCCGATACCCCAGTGGGTAGCAGTGCCAGAGCCGCCAGTGCCTGCCGGGAAGCCGACATTGGCAACCAGCGCCACGGTGTTGGTGGACACGGTAAACCCCGCTCCAGAGCGAGCCACAGCCACGCGCGCATAACTGGTGTATGCCACCTCGTTGGTGGTCTGATCGCCTGCTTCGCCGGGGTCAGCGGTGTGCAGGCTGACATACAAACTGCCTGCCACCCCGCTGCCAACGATGCCAGTGGCGTCACCCACCAGGGACATAGTGGTGTTGTTAAAAATCAGCTTGAGGTAGTCGTTTTCGTGGGTGTTGCTTTTGGACATTTATGACTCCAGGTGAATTTGTGCTCTGAGATGCGCCCGATTTCTCAGGCGCATGACGCAGCAGCTTTTAGACTGGCGGATTGATCGTTGGAGCTACAGCCGGGTTGCCGAGAATGGCTACCGCCGCAATCACCGCCGCGCTGGCGTTGGCCACAGGAGTGATGGTCAAACGGGTGTAGCGCTTGGAGCCGACGTAGCCGAGTTTGCGGGTTTCGTTGTCGTCGTCGAACTGGAATGCCGCCAATACTTCAGTTCCAAGCAAGTCAGCATCTGCAACGGCAGCGGCGTCGCTCAAAGCGGAGTTGTCGCCCTCTTCGAGCAGTACCGTGAAGGTCGCATCAGCGTCGGCAATAGAGCCGGTGGCAATGACGTAGGTCAGCGATTCGAAGCCTTTTTTGTCAATAATCTGACCGACAAGGGCAGTTGTACCAGCCTCACTCACAGGGGAAATCACACGGGCGACGTGGATTTTGTTCATCATGTCTTTCATGACTTTTCCAATCTAAAAATATGGGGATGAAAGCCGCTGTTAAATCAGCGGCTGGAACTAATCAGCAATTGATCAGGACGTTGCAAACTTCATGAGCTTGATGGCTTCGTAGTTCTGCACACCACCACCAAAACGGCGACGGAAGTTGAACTTGGTCTTGCCTTTGGCGGTGATGTTGTCGCGGATGACGACGGTGCCGGAGCGATTGACCACCACATAGCCTTGGGCAAAGTTGCCGTATGCCACGGAGTAGCTGTTTGATGCAACCACGGGCATGTTGTCGTCGATTTCCACCGGGCTCCCCAGCAAACGACCACCAAAGCCTGCCAGCGGGTCCGGTTGCCACAGATAGAACGCGCCGGAGCCGTCTTTCATTTGGCGAACAGTGGCAAGGGTTGCATCTGCCATCACAAACGCGGCACCTGGGCGGTACTGCGCTTTCAATCCATGTTGCAGGTTGATGATTGCATCGCCAGGGTTGCTTGCTGCAAATGCACCAGCACCGCCAGAGGCGATGTAACCCAGTTTTCCCCATGCGTAGGACGCATTGGCTACTGTGGTGTAGTCGGTGATGCCGCGTGCGCTGCCGACGCCGGTACCGATTGCAAACTCAGAGCCTGCCAGTTCAGCAAATGCGATGGCCGCTTCGTTGGCCAGGTCCAGCTCCAGGTTGATGATGGCATCTTCCAGGGTTTGGTTGTGGATCCATGGCTCGGCTTCAGCAGTGTGCGCGGTGAATTCGAGTTCGGCAAACTTGGGGTTTGTCGTCTCGCCACCTGTAGCACCTGGTCCAACACGGCGCGCTGCCATGCCTGCCGTTTTGGCAACTTTCTTGAAGGTGTCGGTGCTGATGGTGACTTGGCGAGCCAAGCGGCCAATGGCAGATGTGACGCCAACCACCCGGATGATTTCGGCATCCATTTCAGGCAACACCAGAAAGCCGCCATCCGGGCCGGAACCGGTGTTGTAGGCTTTGCGTTGCAGGTCGGCCAAGCCGTTTTCATCGCCTTTGCGCAAGAACTTGTTGAAGGCTTGCTTGTATTCGGCCTGTTCAGCCGTTACTTGCTTGCCGCCATCAGTCTGGGGCCGGTTTGCCTTTTTGGCAATCTCGGTCACTTCGTCATTGATGGCCTTGAATGCGCCGTTGAGTTTGTCAACCGTGGCTTGCAGGTCAGAGACGGCTTTACCTTCGGCTTTGGCCTTCAGCAATTCGTCGTTTTTGCGCATGAATTCGCCCCATGCTTCGCCCTGTTTTTCAACGAGGGACTTGATTTCGCTCATATCCATGATGGATTTCCTTTAAGTTGCGAGAATAGGTGTGTTGCACTTGAGTAGTGCAGCTAGTTCGCCCAACTCATCGGAATAGCTCCGACCGTGCAGGGACTTGATGTTGGCGATGATTGCCAACGCTTCCGATTTGCTGAACCCGCCAGACTCTCTCAAGCAGGCTTCAACATCACGAATGGTTTTGATTTGCGAGATGGCTTTGACGCCAGTCACACGGGCGGCGTCATTAGCCGGAAATGTGACAAGGGAAACTTCCCACAAATCCAATTTTTTAAGGGTGCGGATGCCAGTTACTTTGTCGTAGCTGTCTTCGCGTGGCACAAAGCCGATAGACAGGCCGGTGACGGCACCCATCTTGAGCAGTTCATAAGCCTCGGCACCACGGGCAGTCTTCAGCGCCAGCTTGCCTTCAACGTGTAGGCCAACCGAGTCTTCTTTGACGCCGGTGTAAACCCCGATGGGCTCGCCACTGCGGTGCTGCCACAGGAGAGACGGCATTTTTGATGTGAGTGAATCGGCAAATGCGCCTGGTGCAACGATTTCTTTGTAAGAGTCAACCACACCAAATACTGAGCCGTACCCAGAAAAAAGGCCATCTTCAGAGACGGCCTTGATGTGGAATGGTATGTCGAGATAGTCACGCATTGAGCGCTCCTTGTTTTGCGGTTTGATCACCCGCGCCGTTGGTGTCGGTGGTCATGTTCATGGGTGTCAGGGGTTCATCAAGGCCTGCAATGGGGTTTAAATCGAGCTTGGCACGCACTTCGTTTCGCTCCATGATTCCGCCCATGGTCAGGCGGTAAAGGTATTCGGCGGTATCCTTCATGGCACCGCGAAGCAATCCAGCCTCATTGAGCTTGATGTAGTAACCGTTTGCCCGGTCTTCCTTGGTTAGCAGGTTGATCTCTGCCGATTGCTGGATACGTTCGTACCATGGCATCAATGTGTGCACCACGTGTGCCAAAAACATCTGTTCGGCGCTGGCGTAAGTCGCGGCTTTGTCGCTGTAGCCAACCATGATCGGCATGACGCGGAAAAACCGGCACACCTCTTCAACCTGGTAGCGCCGGGTTTCCAAATGCTGGGCGTCCACACCGTTGATTGCCAGTGGCGTGAACTTGGCGTTACGGTCCATGAGCATGACGGTGCCGGCATTGGCTGCGCCCGCCAAACTACTGTCAATCCATGCTCTCAAATTCTTGTACTGCTCTGGGTTGAGCGCACCATCCACCGAATAGACGCCGCTAGGTCGCACGCCGCGCTCATGCAGGGTTGCGTGTGACTCTTCAGTGGCCAACGATAGCCCGATGGCCTCCCGTGCAAGCTGCATCACATCCAATCCGCTGACGCCGGTCCAGCTTGGGCCGCGCAGGTGCCAAATTGATTCGGCAGGGTATTCTTTGTACTCGCCGCTTTTGTTGCTGACTTTGTAGGTGAGCGACCAATCGGCGTTTTGCACAACGGTGACGCGGGCCGGGTCCAGCAGAATCAACTCTTGCACTACGCCACGCGCCCGGTTGATGAAGGCGAAGGCGCTGCCGGTCAGGGCCAGATGCAGAATCAGGGTTTCGCGGAACTCAAACGAGGTTTGCCATCCGTTGGGTTGTCGGTGTAGCACGTCATACAGTGGGTGATCCGTCGCGCTCAGTCGTTGGGAGTGCACGGAAACACCCGATGCAGTCTCGCGCATCACGCGAAATGGCACCTGGGCAACGCCTTCTGCAATGGCGCGAACGCAACTTAAGACGGTGCCAACTTGCAGCGCACTGTCCCGGCTGACCAGTGCGCCAGACTTGGATTTTCTGCTTTGGCCCAGGATTCTGGACAGGATGTCAGGCAGGTCATACCCTCCCGACGCCTTTCGCCCAAAATTTAGACCAAATATTTTCACTGTGCTACTTCCCAAAATGATTTTTCAGAGGCCGGGTTCAGGGCCATCAAAGTGACTGCGTTAAAAGCAGCCAGCAGCGGGTCAATCTTTGCCGTGCCGCTGGCCTGTTTTGTAATGATGATTGCGTTCCCGCGTGGTTCGACTCGTGCATTTCCGACGCACCATGCCATCATTGGCTGCGCACCATGCACCATGACGCCCTCAGCCAGCTTGCGCTCTGCCGTCTTAATTGCGCCTGTCATCTTCCAGCCTTGAGAGATGCCTATCACCTTATCTTCTGGTATCTCAGCCTCTGACAGTGCCTCGGTGATGCCGCCAAGCCCTGCCGGGTCACACCCAACCTTGTCAAGCAAGCCGGATGCCTCGCAGCGGGACACGATGTCAGCGACATCAGTCACATCGTCGCCCATGTTCTTCACCAGTGTCAGGTCGCCGTCGCGGGCAAAGTCTCTGAACCTTGGGGCCTCTGATTTCCTGCGCTCCAGCACGGACGGGTGCGCCCATGCGTGAGTCCAAAGCAGCCATTCGCGGGTGATCTTGTCGCGCCCAACTACCGCCAAGCCAAGCAAGTCATCCAACCCGCCGCCATCAATGCCAACGTCCACCACTTCTGATCTGGCCAGCAGGTCATCCAGTGTCAGGCCGGGTTGTTTTCCCTGCGCTTCCCAGAAGTCAGCGCCTGCCCAGCGGTCAGAACGAAGGTTTAGGCCAATCTCAACATTGGCATGCTTCGCCAGGAACCCTCGGAATGATTCCTCGCCGCCAAGTTCTGCCTTTTTGAACTCGCGTTCAAGGAATTGTTGGTCAACGGAATACCCAATATTCGGATTCACCATTGCCATGTTCTCAAGCAGAAGATGCTGATTTGCAGCCACCATTGATGGCGGGTGCTCAAAGATCAC